GCCACATTGTTATCAGCGTGAGATTTAACATGTGAACCAAGAGCAATAGAATCTTTGCCATCTACTGATGTAACAGCACCAACAGCCAATGCATTATCTTTATTAGCATATGCACCGTTGCCGATAGCTACGGTGTTATCTGCAGCTGCACGGGCTTGAGACCCAATTGCAAATGTATAATCTTTTAATGCTTGGGAAGATGAACCAATAGCTAGGCTACTATAGCCCTTTGCCTCGGAATTTTCGCCACCAGCTAAGCTGTTTGCACCGGTCGCTTTATTGTTGTGACCGTATACAAGAGAGTTAGCGCCACTTACAGTATTTTCAAAGCCAACAGCAAATGCTGATGTACCTGCTGTGGTAATGACATTATCTTTGCCATAGGATTCAGCACCGTATCCTGTTGCATTTGGATCAACTGTGTTGTTAACCCCAGCTGCAAACCCAGATGCTGCCACTGCACTCAATACCAAAGTTGTTAAAATTACTTTACCTTTTGTGTTGTTCATAATGAACCTCCTAAATAAAATTAAAATACACTATATTATAAACCACTGCCTATTCGTTTTCATAATGAATAGGCAATGTTATAACCATTAATTCACATCAATAATATATGACTATTTTTTATTTTGGTTATCTAAACTTAGAACCAATGGGACTTTAGATCTACGCATATCGATTATTTTACTTTCATCACGTCTGAAGAAAGTTTCTTTATGCCATGCAAATGTACGTTTAGTTCCATCAATATCATAATACTGCTTAGTAGCTGTCGCTTCTATATGGAAATCTTTTTTCCTAAGCAATGGAAATTTCTCACGTCCATTCATACTATTGCTATGGATGTGACAAATTATAAAACGTGTAGCATACTTAGTAAAGGAACTAAATGTCTTAGCTCCTCCTACAACGTATGCTTGTTTTACATCAGTATCTTCTAAGTATTGAATGATCTCCTCAGGAGAATGCATTACTTTTACTTTTGGATTACTAACTCTATAATCTTTGTTTGTACTCAAAACTATATAGTTACGATGATTCAACAAGGTTGCTTGTTTTTCAAAGGTCTCTCTTCCCATGATTACTGTACAACCTAGAGTGATATTTCTCATCTCTGTTTCAAATTTAGGCACTGTTAAAATCTTCTCTCCCATCGAATTAACTAGATGCCGTGAATTGTCATAAGTTGCTATGAGAGTTAATAGCATAACTTTTCCCTGATCTTTCTTTCTTAAACTACTAAACTGCTACTTCTGCTTTAATCTTTGGACCTGGAGTGTATCCTTCTAGACTAAAGTCTTCAATCTTAAAATCATAGAAGTCTTTCACTTCTGGGTTTAGAACTAGTTGAGGCTTACATTCTCTATTAGTTTTAATAGTATCTGTAAGATCATTTAGATCTACTAAACCCATCTGTTGTTGCATTTGAGGTATATGATTCTCATAGATATGAGCATCATTAATACACACAGTCAACTGCCCAGGTTTATATCCTGTAACTTGAGCAATCATATGCACCAAGACTGCATACTGGGTAACGTTGAATGGTTGCCCTAAGAACCAATCATTGCTACGGATAGTTAGCATACAATTCAGTCTACAATGATTAATATTCCAAAGTGTTTGGAATGCACATGGTTGTAATGCCATATCTGGTAAGTCTTCGATATTCCAAAGAGTTACAACCATACGGCGATTTGTTGGATCTTCTTTGATAGTCTTAATAAGATTATCAACTTGCTTATACTTAGCTAATTGATATCCATAAGCTTTACCAATAGTTCCATCTTCTCGCATCCATTCATCCCAGATATGTACTCCCATATCTTGAAGTTTACGGACATCATTAGATTGCATTTGCCAAATCCATAATAACTCCTTCACCGCAGTTTTGAATCCTACAAACTTAGAAGCTAGAATTGGAAATGCATCTTCCAAATTAAATGTCATACAGACATGAGGTAAAGAGATAGCTCGAATACCTGTACGGTTATCTCGCATATCACCTTCACTCAATATCTTATTTGCTACACTGAGATAATAGTAATCATATTTGGTTAAATTACTGCTTGGTATCATTACTTCCCTCCAATCTTATCCATAATATAACGGTATGTCAATAAGAATCCCATACCAAAATCATAGATTATCAGTATTCCAATCACATAAGGTGTATCCCTCATATGAGAGCCTGTAATCCATTCTAATAAAAATAAAGGAATCAAAATCATCCATGGACAAATTAAGATTCCTATAAATGAAAACAACTTAATCAACAATTTCACCTTCTATCAACAGAGTTATATAATAACCATGCTAGTGAAATAGCTGCAAGTATAAGCAAAATCCACATCAGTAACATAGAAAATTTACGCAGATAACTTGCAGCTAATATACAGACATTTAATAAGATTATATGAATTAGATACAATCGAGTCTTCTTTCTAAACATATATTCCTCCTATTAAGATGTCGTTCTATTTGTTGTTTTTTAAACTTACCGCTACGTAAGACAAGATGATAGAAATAATAATAATGGAGATGTTTGTGCATACTAATGCATAAGACATCTTCAAGTTATATCCATCTAAGATATTAGCAACAGATGGACCCATTGAAATTACATTGAGACCGATAGCAACTACACTTGCAATAATAACAAATAATTCAGTTTTCATTTTGGTTCCTCCTTGGGGAAAAATAGTATTAATATAATGTCAAAAAATAAAATATAGAGCTAGACGCTTATCGTCTAGCTCTTTTACGTTTTGGCATTGGGTTAATGAATTGGTCCGCAATACCAGCAAGACCGATTAGTGTAACAATTGCACCAATGGAATATAATGGTGCAAGTAAAATAATGATTCCTAAGGAATCTTGGTTACTTTGATCGATGAAATAAGAGAATGCTAATGTAACCAAACCAACTAATAAAATTTTCAAATGTCCTAACATGATATGTTTCCTCCTTATATAAACTAATAACTATATCATATCACCTTAATAATATACAGCTATAATTTAGGAGTATTACAAAAAAAGAAAACGGACTAGTCTACTAAGAGACTAGTCCATTATATTAATCTTGAACAACCATAGTTATAACTAACCCAATTGCTGCAGCAGATGCGACAATCTCTAAAGTTCTAGCTAGTACATATGCACTTGCGAAATCATACATGTAATAGGACCTCCTATCTAACTAATACTGGTCTAGCAGCCATATCAATCACAGTAGTGTCAGCATCATATTCCATATTATGACTAATAAGGAAACATTGCTCACACCCTACCATGGTAATAAGTTGTTTCAATAAACCAATGAATTGAATGCGATTCTCTGTATCTAGACCACCATCAATCTCATCTAGCTTCAAGATATTGTAATCAGTAGATGAGTTAGATAGAATAGCGAATGATAATATCATACTAATCATACAGATTTGACTTGTACTCATAGATGAGATATCATCGTTAACTAATCCATTACCAAGACAAGGAATTCTAAATTCAGCTTCATTGATAACGAATGGTTGTATAATAAATTGACCATTGAATATCAAACTTAGTAATTCATTAGCCTTCAAAATAATATTTCCCATATACGTTCTCATAAACACTGTCTGGATGCCCGTAGTTGGGCTTAAATAGTAACGTATAGTTTCGAGAATCGAGAAATTCTTATTATACAGGTCTAGGTCCCTGATATAGTCTTCTAATAACGTTTTATTTGATGCTATCTTATCTCTTTCACTAAGAATAGCATTTAAGTCATTATTTAACCTATCAGCTCTAGACTTAGCTTCATCTATTCTAGTCTCAAGATCTTTAACCTTAAAGGCAATATCTGATAAAGAATTAATCTGAGATTGAAGCTCATTGTTTCTCTCTTCAAGTCCAATACACTCATCTACTAAAGACTTACATTTAGTATATACTTCAATCTTAAACTCTATTAGAGCAATATCAGTTGTAGTTTCACTGATAGCATCTTTCTCAGTCATCAATTGATTATCAATAGTAGTTAGTTTATCTTTCAATGAAGCGATGTCAGAGTCTAATTCATCGATTAGAGCCTTGTTTGCTTCATACTTCGCCGCTGGTTCTTTTAATGATTCAATGATTTCCTCATAGTTAGATTTAGTAGTGATAATATTAAAGATACCACGAATCTGATTAAAGTCAATCATTAATTTTTCCATATGGTCTAAAGAAGCTAATAGTTGGTATGGGTCAATGATATAATCAACTGGACTCTTTTCTAATAGCTTTCTAAAAGATAATACCATACCATGAAGATTAGTAAATCTCTTATTGAAGTCATATAGTTCTTTATAAGACTCAATATCTTTCTCTAGAGATTTTAAAAGTTTATTAGACTCATTGATTTCTTTATTAATATCATTGATGCGTTTCTCTGGATGCTTAGAAGATGCCTCAATTGCTTCTTTAACAAAAGAGCAATCATCTATCTTACAAGCTTTAGGTCTTAACGCTAAAGATTTAGCTTTATCGAATAGAATCTCATAAGTTAATATTTCAGATTCTAACTCAGTTACAGTTCTAGATACTTCATTGTAAGTACGAGTCAATTCAATAGTTTGATCTACATACTTACCATCATTATCTAGCGTAGTCTTAACGAAATCATATTTCTCTTTCTTAGTGGTAGCATCTAAACCATTATAAAGACTATCTAATACTGGGACAATCATTTCCATAGCATTGACTAATGCCTCCGCTTCGGAAAGATTCTTAATAGAAGAATTTAACCCATTGATATCATTTTCAAGTTCAGCTATCTTAGCTTTAGTATCTTTATATAAAGTTAGATCAGAATCACTGAATCCTCCATCTAATAAAGTACCACGTTTAGTTATCTTAGTTTGTAAAGAATTAAACGTCTCATCTTTTTCTTTAGATATACTTTCAATCTTAGAGTTAGCTACGGCTTCCTCAGATTTCCATTTAGATATATCTTTATCAAAAGTACGTAGACTTCTATCAATAATATCTTTTAGTTCATTTAGATCTTCACTAGATAATTCTCCTTTAGAAAGATTAATAACTTGGGATTTAGATGCTCTAATATAATCTAGATTCTCTCGTATCTCTTCGTTAATCTTATAGAATTCTTCAAGATTATTATCTCTAGTCAAGATACCTATCTCTGCATCAATCTTAGATGCTTCAATAACAGCTTTATCTCTTTCTCTAGATACATCTTCAACTTGTCTAGTGATATTATTATATCTAGCATTCAATTCTTCTATATTGCCGATTTGATTAATCTTAGAGGAGATTGTACTAATAAGATTCTTGAACGTAGAATACTTCTTGGTAATGACTTTATACATGTTGTTGTATACTTCAATACCATTGATAATACTATTAACAAACTTCTTACGTTCTGCAGGTTTCTTATCGGCTAACCCTCTATCTTCAGAAGATAACTGAGATAGTGTAAGAAAATTAGCATCTAAGTTAAATAAATCAAATATGATGTCTTTACCAGAAGTCACGTTCCAAGTAGGATTCAACTCAACACGGTTCATTCCTTTATATACTTGCATCTTAACTTGACCTCTAGATCCATCAGTCTTTACTGGATGAACGTATAGTATTTCATATACTTCATTATTGTAAAGATATCTTAAAGTTTTCTTACCCTCCAACCCAGGAATGATAGCAGTGTTATCATCTTGGAGTGGAGATAAAGCTTTTAGTAATGTGGACTTACCCGAACCATTGGAGCCACGAATGATGACGATATTAGAGGTAGACTGTGATAAGTCTACCTCTAAGATATTATCACCACGACCATTGTAAATACCTATGTAGTTTTCAAGTCGAATTGATAATAGTTTCATTACAAATACCTATATTTTTTAATAATGAAGTCCCGAGTAGTGGGACCAGATGCTAATATAACTTGATCACCAATCTTTACTTGATCGTATGATCTTCCAGTTACATTAACAAAGAATTCACCATTGAGTTCTACCAGAAATATTGATCTCTCGTTATGGATTAACTTAAGATAGTTATCTGTTTCGTCAATAATCATACTGCGTTTATCAGTTATTATATAGAGTGGAGAATCAGATAGATGATCTTTATATAAGACTCTAGCCACCATCCACAGTAAAGATATAATAATGATGATAAATAATGCCGTTATCGCTAAAGTTACATTCATTACGTATAACATTCCTCTCCATAACAAATTATACATAAAGTATTAACTTGTTTAGTGTAGATTACTATTTTACTTTTATAGATTTATAGATAATAAATAGTAAGACTACTGACATTATAGACATTATATAATCGTGAGTAAGCTCTTGTCCACTCATAACTTTGTAGACAATACTACCTACGATAACTAATGCCAATAAAAGATCAAAAGCCATCATAAATTTACCTTTTTTTGTTATTGTCATTAGATAAGACACATAACACTGTTAACAAAATTAATCCGACATTAACGATGAAGCTAATGTTAGAAATAATAGTTAGCATTCCTGCTGCAATTAAGATTGCTATTGTTAGTTCAATCATATCCTATCACTCTCCCATATACTTTTCAAGTATGTGTAAGAGTGCCTTAGATATCTTATAACCAATTACAATAATTAATGCAGTCAAAATCACTGAAGTGGTATAAATAAAGATTAATACACGACCTTCAGGAGCTTGAAGCATATCATGTACAATGTAACCGAAACAAGCAATATAAATAATAGCACCTATGACATATAGTAGATTATTCTTTGAAATCATAAGTAAATTCTCCTTTCATTTATTATTGCTTTGTTCGAGGCTATACGTCTATCTTCTCCATAGTAGGATATGGTAATCCCCATCTCCAATCAATAGAGAAAGACTTACCGCAATCATTGCATTTGAATTTATACAATTGGTATCTATTCAAATTATCTAGTACTTGTTTAGGATCTTTACTAAATGCAAGAATGATATTAGCATAGCTAACTGGTTTACCATTAGCAGTATATAGATCAAAGTTCTTTGAATAACACTTAGGGCAAGTACAGTTATCAATAACTGCTTCTTTCATATGTCTCACCACCTTAAAAAATAAAACCCTCTAGGATTATGTATCCTAGAGGGTAATATATTATTTCTTATCCATTCCTTCAATAGCTTTCTTGATTTGGTCTTCAATATCAGATTCTAATTGAAGTTTACGTTCTTTTTCTTCTTCTGGATCTACTTCTTTGATACCGTATTTTTCAATACAATCACCAATAGTTTTATAGATGATATCCATAGTAGTTTCCAAAAGCTCTTTAGGCATACCAAATAGTAAATCGATTTGTTGTTCTAGACGTGGTTCGAACTCAAGTAATTGAGTGAATACAATCTTTTCATATTTACTTTCAGCATCAACTTCCATAGTAGCATTATTGAAGTAGTTAGCATCGATGAATGCATTGCGTAATTCAATATTTTCATCATGTTGATGTTCAAATGCTTCTTCAATAGTAGCTAAGAATCCTTTAAGACTGAATTCTGGTTCAATACCTGCTTTGATTAGATCATTAGTATATCTTGGATAATAGAATAACTCTGCAAAGATATTATTATTGTCTACTTCCATGATAGCTAATACTCTAGAAACAAATCCATGTACATTTGGTACATTGAATTTGCTCATAACTACTTGACTTAGGATATCAGTAGATTTAGCAAGATTGAAGTCGATGAAAGTCTTAACTTTCTCTAAACCTAGATTATGATAAACTACATCAATATATGTAAGAACTGAATATAAATGGGATTGTGCGGATTCTGCACCACATAACCATTTAAAGAATGTAGCGAAGAATGAGTAAATACCATTATAGTCTTTCTTAGCAACTAACTTAACAAATACGTTAAAGTTAATCAATAATGTATGCATAGAATCAGATTCACGATTCACAGCTACACTGAATGGATTATCAGTTAAGTATTCAGCTTCAATATCTTCATTGTATACCAAGATGATATTCTTACCACGAATATTTAACTTACGACCATATGAATGAGAGCTAATGATGAAACCTTCTTTAGCTTCTAAAAGTTCATCAGTATTAATGAAATAACTTTCATTATGGTCATTAAGAAGATCATAGTCTGGAGAAATACTTTCTAGTTTATCCCAATATAAAGAATTTGTATCAAGAAGCTTAACTAGATAGTGACCAAAATTATGAATATCAGTGTTTGCTTGTCCTACTTGCATAGAATCCTCCTATTTAGTCTTCGTATAAATAATACGGCGAATATCGCCCTCAGCAACTTTAATTGAATCGGAATATTTAGCTTGGCTCATGTCAAGAAGAATATCAGTGTATTCTTTCTTGACACCACCAACTACTACTTTACCAAATTCAATATCTTTACCGAGTTTATTATAGCGTTCTTTAAGTGCTTCCATTTGAGTTCTGGAGAACACAAAATATCTGTAGTAGATATCAGCCATCTTAAACCTCCTCAAAGTATATTGAACAGCTGTCTTCCATGTTAATTAAAGCTGGACGAAGTTGTTTTTCAAATGCTCGAGTCCTAGCTACCTTAGCAATTGTTTGACCAAGCAAATGGGCATCAAATGCTACTGCCTCTGGATCTCTAGTATCTGTTAATTCTAATCCAGCATCATCTGCTAACATGATTGCAGATGTATAACCTTTCTCTTCACGGTATATATTGAGCATCTTACTGAAGTTGTCATCCCATACATTAGGTTCTTCTTCATTAGTAAAAGAATTCCATTCATATACACCATAGTTGAGTGGACATAACATCCCACCTACACCAGGATCTGATGCGGAAGATGTATTCAAATCGATAATCCCTAAGTGGGATGGATCGATTGCACGTACATTACGTGCTACATTCTTACTATTAGATTCCCCAGGACCAGATGGACCTTTAATGGTGTACTTTAATTGTAAGAATGAGTCTCTATCGTTAACCATATTACGGAAACCCTTTAAGTTAGATTTCTGTAATTCAGCAATCAAAGCCATTGGTGGAGTATTCAATTGCTGTTTGATTCGATAAGCTTCCATGTTAGGATCATGCTTCTCTGGTAAACGTCTAAGTTTAACATTGATAAGCATGATATACATAGCTGCAATATATTCAGACCATCTAATCCGTTTAGATGAAGCATCTAAGTTATTCTTCAAACGAATAGAAGAGAACTCACATGCCATCCATTTTAATACAGAATAGATATCTTCTTTGATATGGTCAGGTAGACGCAAACGTTTCTTAGTTGGAATATCATAAGAGTTTTCCAAAGATTCAATGATTGCATTACCTTTAGTGAATACTGAAGTTTCAGAAGATACAAAGTTGTAACCTAATTTACATACCCAGAATTCTATAGTATAAATTTGGTCAAGTGTAGTCTTCTTAGTTGCATATAAGCTTATAGCTTTAGCAAATGATGCAATGAAAGATTGTAAGATACGATCATTATCTACAAAGGTTTTCACTGCAGAGATATAGAATGGATTCTTCATATGAGCATTGGCGATAGCAAAAGTATAATACTCTGGATCATCAATATCATGATCAGAAATCTTAATGATATCTTCAAAGTTAAACTTGCTTAAAGTTTCATACCATCCAAATCTAGCTAAGTAGTATTCGAATAGTGTAACCTTATGGTCAAATAGATATACACTAAACATAGCCATGCGTAATGTCTTCTCTTTCGTTGTATTTAGATCAACGAAGTTACGAAGCATCTTAACTGCATTGGAGTTTGTCTTAAGTGTAATTGATTGAGTCTTTGCAGCTGCAGCCGTAGTATTATTATAAGTACTACCATCTACTAGCTGGAATAATGGGAAATAGTCATTACCATTTAAATGGATATATGCCCCATCAATAACTCTTGGGATCGCAATAAGTACATCAAAAGTATCTTCATCTTTAGCACAGGCTACATGATAAGTTACTTTCAATATCTTAAGGTCAGAGTCTTTAATAGATATAGATGGAGTTTCATCACCAATAAGTAACTTTTGTACTTCAGTGTAATCATCTATAACTTCAAATCCTAATACTTTGATAGTATAGAATTTATTTCTTTCACATGAAAGAATAACATCCTTCAAGTCTTCAATGATATCATCATCAGACTTAGTGAAGAATTTGTCATTGAACTTAGGTCTATTTTTATCGTTATAGTCTGCGATAAACTTAGCTTGTGTGTTCATTGTCACCCTCCCCAATATTGGTGATCTTAACTTTAATTTGTGACCCAATTGGATTAGGTACATTTGGTTCTCTATCTTCAAAGATTACATAACAATCCATATCTAATGCTTCAGAGATTGTCTTAATCTTTGCTAATGTGATAGTATCCTTTTCAAATAGACGACGGTCATTATTAAAGTTATCCCCAAACCGATAAGCATATTTGTTGATATCAATATTCTTACGATTAACAGCTTCCTTTAGACCAATCATCTCAGGTAAGTCATTTGGTTTAATTCTAACATTGAAGATATTATCTGGATTAATCAAGATAGTCTCTTCCATAGAACGTAACTCACTAGACTTTTCAATTTGATCTTGCATGCTTTTGGCATTACTAAAATCAATAATCTTCATAGTATCTAATTCATACTTAGACTGGTCTTTATCTGCACTGATGAAAGTCGCCATACATCCATCAAGTACAACACCATTAGTTTGATATGCATTAGATTTGCCTATAATAGGAAAGACTTTACCATCTTCTTCAATAGCAATATTAATGTCTTCAGCATTCTTCATTGCAGTATCAAAGTCATAGATCGTATACATCGTTCCATTTATTACGCCTTTTTTCATTTCACGTGTCTCCGATTAAAAATAAAAGATACAATGGGAGGTTAGGTTATTCACCTAACCTCCAATATTATCAGTTATTATTCAACGTCAACGAGTTTATCGTCTTTAATGAATTTCTTCATATCGACAGCTGGTTCGAAGTCGATAACACGTTTACCATCTTCTTCAGTTGCAGTAACTGTAAGATATTCATCAAATTTAACTTCATAACCATCTTCATCGATATCTGTTTTGTTAAGATTCATCAATGCATTGATTACGGAAGATAAGATTACACGAGTGATATCGAATACGAATGCATTGTTAACGAATTTGTTATTAGTCAATACATACATGAAACGATTCAAGAAGCGTTGAACTTCTTCATCACTCAAATCATATACAGTAGCGATATCTTTGATACCATCTTCTTCTAACTCAAAGCGAGCTTCGAAGGAGTTTTTACCTTCATCATCTACTGCACGTTCTAAAACAATACCAGCAATGAATGTACCATTTTTATCATTGACACGCAACGCTGCTTCGTTTTCAAACTTAGTGTTTGCTAAGAATTTAACTGCACCGAATAGTACAGATTTCAAAACGTTTACGAACTGATGGGAACGTAAGATGATTTGGTCTTCAGCTTTCAAGCGTTCCAATACAGTTTCAATAATGTTTGTTTCTTTAATGTCTTTTACCATGGTTGTGTCTCCTTTGCATGGAAAATAAAATATAATACGTGACCATAGACTATATCATGATCACGTATATAATATATTAATATTCTGTAAGTTAGTTTGTAATTTTTTACAAACCAAATCTTGCTTTAAAGTCAGGCAATGCCTCAATCTGGATACCATACTTGAGGGCTTTGTCTACTTTAGAACTACTGAATCCCACATGAGGAATCACTAGAATATTTGTATCTCTGGTTACACTTGTATCTGTAACGAAATACCCGAGAGGTGCCATTCTCTCTGCTAATGTATCATCTCTAAATCCAGTGATTACAATCTTCTTACGATTGTCTACTAGGTTATAAGTTCTGACTACATTATTCATTTTCATGATAGTAATAAGATCTTCAGCAAAGACTTCACGTTCATTTAAGATTGTCTCTACTGCAACTTTACCGATCCCTTTTAATCTCATGAGTTTAGTTTGCAATTCACTATCAGGTAAGTTTAATACTTCTTCTATCTTTAAAGCATGAAGTACAATCTTCCAAGTCTTAATTGCAATATCTGTAAAGCCAAGAGCACCAATGATATTATAATCATATACTTGCTTTGTCTTTAGTTCGTTTACCCGCTCCATGAACTTCTTACTATTTACATCACCTAGAATAGCTAATCTATCTGGTGTAATATTAAGAAGATCAGTGAATGAAGTTATGCTTAGATCTTTAACCGTAGCTTCAGAGAAATCTCTGAAGTTAATCTTTTTAAGCATATCTGCCATCCTAGCAATACCACGACCAATGCATTTAGGATTAGGACATGACACAGATTTGCCGCTATAGGACTCTACCAGTAGAGTACCACATGCAGGACAGTTATCAATGAATTCCTCCATTGGTCTTGGATTATTATCATTCTCTACACAATCATGTCTAGATACATATGGCATTACATCATTGACATAAGTCACATCAATAATATCATTGTATCTTAATGACAATGCTTTGAATCTTTCATATGAATGACCACTTGCTAAGTTATGGACTGTGCCATTGAATTCAACTGGGTCAAACATAATCATCGGTGTAATCACACCATTCTTACCAACTGTATATTGGTAACCACGGAATCTTGTAGATCTAACCATAGCATTGAACTTGATTGCAATACTATACTTATTCACATGATTCTCTCGACCAAGAGCTTGAATGATATTCTTATCAGTATAAGATACTACAATACCATCATAAGCAAATGGCATATAAGATCTAAACCAATCAGCATCTTGGACAAACTTATTCACTTGGAATAATACGTTGCTATAATAACCTTGAATGATTCTATATCTATTAGGCTCTTTAGTAGCAAAGTATCTATTCATGAATTCTAACTCTTCTATACGACTATTGAAGTCTAAAGAAGTTGCTAATGGTACTAATGTAATAAAGTCAATATAATCTCTAGCATTAGCCGAACCAATGATACCAGCTATTGCAGTTCTCATATTCTTATAAGTCTTACCAGTAGCATTCTGGAATCTAACTAGATCTTCTTTGGTAATGATTGCCTCAAATTTCATACCGATAACTTCATTATCAGATAACTCATTAGGGAATCTATAACCATATAGGATATCAGTTAAATCTGTAGCTAAGTCAGCATCTAAATCTCCTCGAGTTCTAGCACTGACAACTTTATTATTTACTTCAGCTTCTACGGATAATCCATCGTATTTGATTTCAGCTACCATCTCAAATGGGGTTTGATAATTAATCAATCCCATCATGACATGTTTAGCTAAGAAGTCTCGTTCAAATATCTTTACTTTTGGATCTTTATCTACAAAAGCTTTCTTTGCATCAGATTCTAATACAAATTTACACTTATCTAAAGTACCAACTAATTGAGGATATTTATGAGCTGTATCTCTACCTCTATCTGATACTGTAGCATGATTAGAATTCAATGCCGGTTGCCATCTATTCGTTGGAACTTCAATGAATGTATCTCTATATAGAGTATCATTAGTTTCCTTCGGATAAGATACTATAGCTTCAATATAACTTTCATTACTTGTAGCCTTACCTTTACCTTGGAGCTTAAAGTGAACTACATCAGACCCAACTTGGAAGTTAGGATTATATTTCTTATAAGCTTCTAAGAGTAAATCATAAACACCATCTTCTAATGGTAATACAGCTAGATCTGTATTATTATATAAGACATTGCTGATACGTAAGATTGTATCAGCATCATCTATATCTTGAATGGTCCAGTTTGGTTTATTTAACAAAACTGAAGTCCGTTCATTAATCAATCTTAAATTCTCGTCTTCAAAGACGTTATCAAGACTACCACGTAAGAGAGTCGTATATAGATCTCTTAAAATCATGATTGCCTCCTTATCTATTAAAGTACTTAATACCCCTAGTTACCCATAAGGAATCTGTTTCACTATAACCTTCTGGAGGTTCACTGCTCATAGCTCCTTCCATGATAGCTGGGATACCAGGTTCAACAAAGTTATCATATACTGGATAATATTTACCATTGAATTCCTTAACTGTAATAGTCATCTTAGACTTATCATTATCTCTTAATGCTTTAAGATATGAATAGTCTTCGAGCATTGCAGGTGTATAGAAATCTTCATCTGGAATATCATACAATAATGCTTCTTGATATTTCTTCGGAACCTTCTCAAATGTTAATTTTAGACCAATAGCCTTAAGATATGCATTTACAATCTCAGCAGATCTAGATTTAGCATCTGCGGATAAAGTAATATCCACATCATTAGGATTCTTAGTCAATAGATCTTTGATAGATCTACGTCCAATAGGAGCTGTACTATAGAGCATTAACATGATTACATTGATATCATCACCAATATGAGTTAATGCACTAATTTCCATTTCCCCTTGTCGGATAGGTGTATTAGTATATACAGGTTTATATAGACCAGCAGATTTATTACGGCTATTTTCACCTTTGTTATTACTGAAAGACATACTTGTTGCTGAGAACTTTTCTTCCGCATATTGTTTCAAACGACATACGTATTGTTTAGCTACAAGTACAGGTCTTAAAGACTTAACTAATCTAATACCTTGATTGGAAGAATCAAGCATAGGAGTATATACATACCCATGTCTTGTTTCTGGGAACTCAGCTAGAACTTTTTGTAAAGTTTCAATAGTAACTGGTTCTTGCATTGGTAAAATGGATATAGTAATATTACCATCTTCGATAATAGAGTTTAGATACTCCATACGAACTGATGGATTACTATTACTAACAAATGCTTCCATTTCTTTAGCTTGACTTGGACTAAAGAAGCTTACAAATTTGATAATCTTCTTAAGAGATCCATTAGTGTCTTGCTTATTAAGATTACGAACTACAGCAGCTGATGCGGAGTTGATTTCCATTTCAAATAACTGAGATGGATTCAAACGATTGACTACAGTTGCTTGGTTGTATTTCATATCTACTCTTTGACCATCCTCAGTTTGAGGCATTAGTTCATCAGGTAAGATATTAGAAATAACGCCTTTACCACCATATCGGTTAGTTAACTTATCACCGATATGAAGTTCATTCTCTTCTAGGATATATACATCCATCTGTAAGTTAGAGTATACGTTATTATCTATATTGAACTTAACTCCATCCAAGATCTGTTGACTTGTATGTATAAGTTTTTGTAGATCGTATCCTAACTCACACTTATAGTTTGCTTGAAGTTTACGTACAGTATGGATTAACTCATCACAGAATCGCTTATTGTCTTGATAATACATATTAAGCTGAGTATTATAGATAGAGTTCTCCATTAGGTCTGGGTTATTAGTATGGATTTCAATACCAACTACTCGACCATTAGATGTAATCTTCTCATCAGACATATTGATATCTTGGAGCTTATTAAATACTTGAGAGAATAATGCTTCTTCTTTATTTTCTCGACGTACTGCAGCTAAGATACCTTCTTTGATTTCTTCACCGATATCAGGGATAACCTTATAGATATCCTTGTTACCATATAAGTTAAGCAAGATATCATTTTCATTGATCATGAATGAGATCTTCTTAACTAGCGGTGACTTGAATCGTTTTGCACAGGACTCACTAATCTCGATAGCATCCTCTGTTGTCTTATTTTTTGCAATATACATTAATAAGACATTGATGCCATCCATCCTGTTGTTGTACTCATCGAACCCTTTAGATTTTGTAATAACGTCTCCTTTCTCAATAACACTGCCTACGACAAGATTATTTAGAACTGAGTTATTAATCTCATAACCAAAGGATTCTGTAATATACTTATAGTCCAACTTATGAAGAATATCTAAAGTATTTGTCTCTTCATTATGGACGATAAGATAATACTCATGACCTGGGGTCATTGCATATCTTTCTATTCTAGCTAATACAGTCTTACGTTGATCAGCTTGTTGGAAAGATGTGGAGCGATGTCCAAATTCATTCTCAAAGCCAGTTTGAATGAATGGGACTTCTGGATAACATAGTGCCATAGATTGTTCTGAATGGACACTATACATAATCTTTCGACTACCAGAACTACTAGCTGGGAATGGTTGAATTAACTCTTTTCCTAGTACTTGTTCTGGAATCTGAATTCTTTGCCTAGCACGATTAATCTCGTCGTCTAGAATTAATGTGTTCGCCATTGTGTCTCCTTTCTAAAAGTATTATAAAATGAAATACAGAAGAGTAATCAATACTCTTCTGTATCACCTTTATAATATATAACTTAATCTTCCAATGCTCTGAAAGACGCAATGAGGTCTTTCGTAATAGATGCATTCGTAACCTGACCACTTGTAGGTACTGGAGCAATCAATTCATCCATTACTTCACGAGCCAAGCGTAAGAATTGCATACGGAAATCTTCACGTTCAGTAAAGAATTCTTTGAAATCACGAGTTCTAAACTTAGTATCATAACCATCTAATTCTAAGTAAGCACCTTTAGTGGCAATCTTACCAGAATCTTTAAGCATAATCATTAGAGAATAAAGTGGATCAAAACCATAATCTTGAGAGAAGATTAATGGGGTAGATTTACCAGCTTTATTTGTACGAGACTTACCTAAAGAGATATCTACTTGAGATCCAGAGAATCCAAATGTCTCTTCTTTAAGTTTACTGTCATCGAATCGAATGATGTTATTTGCTAAATAGGTTACAGCTCTACCACCAGGTAAAGACTCACCTTGTTTAAGATACATCAATTGACCTTTAGTATGCATAAATGCACTAGCTTCAATCTTTTCAGTAATATGATTGATTACTAATAAGATAATATTAGTTGCTTTGATTAATTGCATTACACCTTTAAGGAGAGATGTATTTGCTTTAGCCATTGCAGTAGCCGCCATTTGACCAGATAATTCACCTTTATCTGCAATACGTTCTGGAGCTAATAATGCAATAGAGTCAATAATCATAACAGTTGGGATAAACTTAGTAATAGGATTACCAGTAGAGTCTCTCATACCAGTGTCATACATAAGTTTATCTTTATTCTTTAATTTAGTTTCATAGATAGTATAGATATCATCATAGATAGACTCTGCAGTGATACCACTATTCTTAATAGAAACATGATTGAATAAGTCTTGACCAATATAACCAGTTAAAGTTTCCAAACGTGGAATTGTAATACCACCTTCCATAGATTGGATAACCATTTCTGCATCTGGGAATTGGTTAATAATATTAGCCGCCGCTTGTACAGCAAATGTAGATTTACCAGAACCTGAGCGACCAATAAGTAAGTTATAAGACCCATCAAGAATACCTCGATGCGTTACAGGTGTAATCTCACCTTTGTCATTATAACAGTTTAGCTTATAGCCATTTAGGGAATCAAAATTTAAAAATCCTGTTGGATATGCAACGTCATATAGACCCTGCTCTGGAGAGTAGCCAGTTACCTCAGCTACACGTTCAATTAATAAGCCCATAATAAAATCCTCCTAAAAAATATTATTATAAGTTACTAATAAGTTCCAGGAGGAGTAAAAAAATAAAATACCCCAAGGTAGTTTAACTACCTTGGGATAGTTGATTAGAATATATAGAGTCCTTGCTCTTTAAGTTCTTCTGCAATATATAAGACTTTATCATAATCTGCAGATAAAGCTAACATAGAGCATCGTACATCTTTACGAACTTTTTGTAGACGTAGACATTCTTGACTATATTTGGTTAATACACGTTTGATGACTGTCATAGGACGTTCATTTAACATGAATAGCATAGCATTAGTTTCTAAGTCAAACATCCAGTTCTTAGTATATGTATTAATCTTAGGATCTTCACCAGATTCTAGCATTGAAGTTACAAAGAACTCCTCAAAGTTTTCATAGAAGAGTTCACCATATAGATCCATTAAGTCTTCTTCACATGTTTGAGATGGGTCCATATATCTCATGATTGAAGTATTAACACGACTAATATTAATTGTCTCACTCTTACTAGAATAACGTGCTACAGAAAGTATTGTATTCAACTGCTTATTAGTACAATCGACATAATCTAATTTCTTGTAGATACGTTCATTGATAACCTTAGAGATCTTATATAACGCTGTAAGAGTCTTACCAAATCTATCTGGATCAAATGCTGATTCATTGATAACTTCAAATAATTCATATATCTCATTATTAAGTACACGAATTCTATCTTCAGCAAGTTGTGGACGATTTTGAACCATAATCATTGCAATATATTGCCATGGTTCAAACTTAATATATAAGCATCTAGAGATTGGTTTAACACCTTCACCTAGATAGTAAATGATATCGGATAAGTTATCTTCAAAATATCTATATGCGATATCATGATTAGCCCAATCTAAAGTGTCCAATTCATTCACTATAGTCTCAGCAGATTTCTTGATTACTGCAGAGAACGGAATGTCCTCTGCGTAAACTCTGCTGGGTTTTACATATTTATCAAATAGACCCATATATGCTTCCTTTCTTAATAACGTTCTTCGAAGTCATCAATCTTGGAAGATTTATTACCTTTCTTACCATCTACTTTGATAACTAAAACGTCGTCTTTTACAGAATCAAAGAAGTTTTCTTTAACTTTAACTGTAGGATTCTTGATAGCAGAATTAGATAGGTTAAACATATCATCATCTTCTTCCATCTTCATACCACCAATTTGATCAAAGAAGCCATCTTTCTTTTTATCTACATTGGAAGTTCTAGCTTTATATTCATTATAAATCTTTTCAACTTCTTCTGTAGGAAGTTTAATACCAGAAGCCATAATGCATACACGTTCTTGACCAGCTGGTACTGTTTGAATATGTGTGAAGAATTCAAATGGTTCACCTAACTCTTCACGGATTTTAGCATTATCGAAACCAACGTTTTGAGTACGTTCAGATGCATACATGAATACACCAATACGTCTAGCAGTTGGAGTGAAATCTAAGCTCTTTGTAGCATAAATCATTTCTTCGAATATTTTATCCAAATCAGATTGTTTCTTAATACCATCAA